AACGATTCAGTTGAACGAACCACTTCTGTTTTCGCAATGTGCGAAGCAGTAGAGGTGGATGACATGTGACCTGCAAGAACAATGTTCTCAGAACCATCAGTTGCGAGGGTTGCAGATGCGTCTGTCAAAGTAACTTGGTCTGTGCCACCTGTGCTATTAAGCGCAGTTGTTTTGTAGCAACGGAAGCCAGCAAGTGTGCCAACAGTTGCAAGACCATTGCGAAGTGGTGAGGTAGCGTCGCCACTAACCTGTACTTCAGCAATTTTATTCCCGGCTTGGAAACACTTCTCGTAGAAAATTGGAGGTGCAACAAACCAGCGGTTTTCTTCTGGCACTGACTCATCGTCAAGGAGACGGGCCATTGCAAGCATCAAGTTGATGCCGTTATCGTCTGTCTCAATGTTGATAGGTGCGTTTGCAGTACCAAGAGTACCAGCAGGAGCAGTAGTAGTCAGTGTTGTGCCGGAAACAGCAGAAGCTGCAATACCAGCACCGTCAGACATAGCCTGAAGAACAGTCTTGTCGTACTTACGCTTCAATGCAAATGCACCTGAAGAGGTAGCAAGTGCCTCGAAGTTTACGTGCGAATGACGCTCTTCAATGTCGTCGATTTTGAAAGCAAACGCATTAGCCTGATCAACGGTCATTGTAATCTGATCGTCAGCCAAGTCTTGTGGGTTTACTACAGAACCACGACTGTAGGTGGCTACTGTTACAGTCGGCTCTTTTATGATACGGACTGTATCGCCAAAGTTTTCAATTTCGCCAGCGTAGTCAGTGTTCGTGATGTCTTCAACAACCGAAGCGCGACGAAAGAATTTGAGAACTTTTTGGCTAAAAATTTCCGGTGAAAAATTACCGGAAGGCAGGTTATTATGACCTGAAGCACTATTGAATGCCATTAGTTCATTCCTTCTCTATTTTGAGGTTTTAGGAGTTTAAGTCGATTCGCCCTTCATTCCGTGCTTGGTCGAGTTCAGCTTCCATCTTCTCGAACTCCCACGGTTTCATCTTGGCGATTTGTGAAGCTTTCCAAATTTTACCATTGTTGTCTTTTGTAGAGACTTCTTTGGCATTTTGTCGAGTAACAGCGGCTGCTGCATCTTCGTTCTTTTTAGGTTTGGTTTGCTTCTTTGTGCCAATATTGCTATCAGCTTTGTAGAGGTCTACGACCCGTGCCGCCCACTTAGAGTCGGTATTATTATTGTATATACCGTCTGAAATGGATTTAGGCTGCTCCTCAAGCCACGCAAGAAACTTTTCATCGGCCTTCAAGTCGTCAAAGTCAGGATGTGCGTTAAGCAACTGCTCGTAAGCTGTTTGCTTTTCTAGCTCCTTCTCTCGTTCCTTAATAGTACCTAGTTCTTCTCGTAGTTGAGAAAGTTGAGATTCAGTTTGCATCGTTGAAACCGTCTGCACCACTTCAAAGACTTCGGGGTACTGATCTTTAAATTGTGCCAGTTCTTCCATTGTCTTGGGCATTGGTACACCCTGTGGTAACTCTACGTTGCGCTGATTAATTGCAGATTTAAGTTCTTCTATTTCGCCCTTAAATTCCAAAACCTTTGCATCGTAGTGACGTTTCAAGTCATCATACCGTTTCTTGTAGTCGTGGTCTTCGCTAGGCTCCTTTTTGGCCTCTACGAAACTACTTCCCGTTTGTTCTTGCTGAGTAGCCGCTTCTTCTACGGGGTCAGCTTCTTGGGTTTCCACGTTTGTCTCTTCGTCATCCTCTTTGTAAACTTCGTCCCTGTACTTTCCTTTGTAAAGAGCGTCGTTATTGATTGTTCCGAAAGAGTCGTTTACTTTATTGGCACGGTGGCCTCTTGCTTTTGCCATTGTATTTACCTCACTTGCGGGGCCACATGGCTGTGGGTAGCCGCGTCGGTTGTGCTGGGGCCACGAACTCGTGGGTAGCCAGCGGATTCCTTACTTATCAGGAGTATACTGATAACTCATAAATGAGTCGTCATATCGTGTCCCTTTACCTAGCGAGGACGGGGTGAGCATCTCTGCAGCCCCTGCTAGGAATGCTATAGGCGGGGTAGCTACTGTTGCTGCTTTAGCAATGGCTCGTCCCGCTAACTTTCCAGCAGATTTAGGGTCGTTCTTAAATGTTTCAATAAAATTAATCTTGGATTTGCCGTCGTGAAAAACTTGTTCTTGTAAAAACATTGCCATGTCTTCTAAAGAACGTTTACCCGTTGCGTAATCTTTTCTTAAATTGTCTACAAATTTTAAGTTATCATTCAGGCTCTTTTTTGACATTTGTTTAAAGTAGCCTGTTTTCTTTTTTTGTTGTACTTTCCATGCTTCTTCTACACCATCAAAAAGTTCGTCAACTGTAACCTTACGACTACGAATTACTTGGTTTCCTTTTCCTGCACCTGCAGCAAATCTACCTGCTCGTTTAACATCAGGAGTGTGAAATTTACCAACATCATCCCCGCCGTAGCCGTAGTCAGTAGCAACTACTTTTGAAGAATCTATCGGTTCGCCTCTATATACGGTGACCTTCTCACCCTCTGCGAACTTTTTTCTAGAGATAAAGCCACCCCCTGCGGCTTGTCTTGTTTCTTGTTGGCGGCGTGTAATTTCTTTTTTGCCGCGATTGTTTATCTTTTTCAGTCTATCGTAGCCAATGATTTTAGCTATGTGTGGTGGGATTGTTACTTCGCCTCGTGACACGGCAATCGCAATTTCTTGGGACATGCCCTGTTGCCCTGCTCCCATGCCGCTTTCCCCTGCCTTCTGGTAAGCTTCGCGGATCATCTTCTCTACGTCGTCGCGTCCCATCTCATCAGCGGCTGCAGAGTTGATTACAAAGGTGCCTTCCTGTACTTCACGGGGTTGATCGTCGGCTATGCTTTGCTGGTCAGTTGGTCGTTGATTGCCACCAACAAACTCTGGACGTTCGGCAAAACCAGCGGGACCGCCCATTTGCATACCGACTCGACCACCCTCATTAAAAGCGAAATCACCATCTTCTTCTGATTCAGTATCCCCTCTATCTTGAGATGTATCGTTGCCCATTCCAACATCACCTGCCTCATCGTCGGCTGCACCGCCGCTGTGGGCATCACCGCCATCGTTATCTCCATACTCATCGACATACCTTGCTGCAGCGTCTGCTCTAGCCTGTGCTGCTGCTTGTGTGGCTGCTTCTGCTTGTCTATCTGCTTCTGTTTTTGCTGCGTTTTCCGCTGCAGTTCTGGCTGTCATTTTAGCTACTAAGCCTGAAGTTTTTGTATCTTCTCTGGCTAAATCTTCCATATATTTTTCAAAAGATATTCCCTTCGCTCTAGCTGCAGAGCGACCCAGTGCAACAGATTTGTAACCTAAATTTGAACCAAACATGCTATTCAATCCTGCAACGTAAGATTGTGCAGCTTGTTTTGTACCCATTGCAGATACATTTCCAAAGCTGTCTACAAATCTTCCAGTGGCGGGGTCGTAAGCTCCCCCTACTGCAGACATTGCTTCAGAATCCATGTATGTACTTTTAACGCCGTCCTTTACGTAATTACCTACACGAGGATCAAATTTTTCTGTAAGTGTTCCGGGAATATAACCGTTTCTTTGAGCTTCAAGTCCAGCTATTTGATCGTGGGTAAGACCCATCAAGTTTCCGTCGTAAACAAACTTCATGCCGCCCATTGCATTTGTACTACCAAATCCCATGAATGTAGATTGTCCCGGCATACGACTAACCATCATACCGTTTATATCCATCAAGGCACCCCCCATTCCATTTGTTGCTTGGAAGGCTGCAGCGTTACGAGCTTGCTGGGCTACGTTCATACCCCCAAACGCTTCTAGAAGACCCGGTGGAGTGGGGCTAAACGCTCCCGCAATTCCCGCACTAATAGCTGATGGCTTATCCCCAAAGGGTCTGCCCACTGTAGTTGCCCCAGCTAAAGCATCAATCTGATTTGTTACTGATTTTTCAAGATTAGAAAACGAACTAGCATCAAATTTACCACCTGAAGTCGCTTGCGATGACACTGCTTTTGCTGATGCTGCTGCACCAGCCTGATAGTCGTTAAACATGGAACTGAAGCTGTAGTTCATGTCTCCGGTCTTGGGGTCCATTGTCATGGCACTTGGAGAAGTAAAATCGTAAGTGTTTCTACTTACGTCTGTGTTTCCAAAGTTAATATCGTTTAAGTCATAGCTTGTTACATCAAAAGCTGACTTATATCCTGACGACTGACCCGGAGTTTGACTGATTGTGTACTCCATGACGTTAGGTGATGCTGCATCACCCCCGCCTTCACTCGTGTCATCGTATATATCTGGCCTATCACGCTCATCATCATCATCATCATCTCTGATTGGATTACTTACACTAATACCCGAAGAAGTATCAAGAGCTTGATTGTAGAAATCAACTGCACCCTTAGAGTATTGTTCGTAGCTGATTGGTTCAGGATTAAAGAATCTTACAGTTTGGTTAGTTGTCATTTTTTATGACCTCGACATGATTATTCTTCAATTGAAGGAGTGTTTCCAGTAAAGCCAGCTTCCCCTGCAGTTGGCGCAGTTCCGACTCCGATTGTGCCGTTACCACTGCCCGAATTGTCCACTCCCGGACTTCCGCTAGGTACTCCTCCAGCCGCTCCCATTCCTTGTTGTTGATCAGGGGGGCCAGATTCTTGGCTTGCTTGTTGTTGAGCATTTTGCATCATTCCTTGTAACATCTGAGCGTAGACTTGTGCTTCGTTAGTATTGTTTACCAAGCTGTCAGGATCAATGTCCTGTGAGATAGCCAGTTCACGCATCAGGTTAGGTATTTTGATGAATGGAGCCAGCATGGGGTTGGCTACGGTCTGTAACAGGGAAGTGAGACGTTGGGTACGTACTTCTTTCTGCATTACGGCTGCAACGCCGCGTGGTTTAATCTCCAAGTCACCACTTACTTCTTCGATACGCTCGTTAAATTGCATATTCCACTGAAAATACGCTTCACCAAGTGGTTTAAGGAGATGATCGTCAATATTCTTGATCACAGTCTTCATAGAAAGCCCAGCAGACCCCATCAACATCGACAGTCCGGCTGCAGTACGTCCGGTGCCACTAACGCCCGTCTGACCGTGCATTATGGACGGTATACCCGTCTCCTCGTCTGCAAGCTGCCTACTGATCTGGTACATTTGGATGTTTTCGCCAGCAGTGTTAGGAAACTTAAGTCCGTTGATAGCTGTTCCGGTTACTCCTGACTGACGACGGAATATCTTTCCGGGAAATATGTCCATGTTCTGTCCGGGAACCAAGCTTGCTTCATCTACGTCAAAGACAAGGTTGCCAGCTAGGGCTAGGTTGTCGATTGCCATACGAACGTGACCGTTCATAAGCATCTGTGCGTCTTCCATGTTCTCTGCTACACCAACACCCCAAATCTGGTAGGGATTGATCTCGAATGGAAAGGCTTGAAACGGAATACGTGCCGGAGTGAAAGGGTTGACAACACATCGAAGGATCATATTACCACAAACCCACACGTTAACCTGCATTTGGTCAAACTCTGACAGTTCTTCGGTGCCTTCCATGCCTACTTCTTTGGCAAACTTGGCATCAATTACCCCCCAGTATTCAAGTACCTCAAATCTGTTCTCTTGGTAATTAGCTTCGGTTTCATCCTCACGAATGGTGTCTTCGTAATACTTGTCTTCGTAGTTTGGCCCCTTGCCAAGACACTCTTCAATTGCTTCTGCGTAAAAATGAGGACGCATAATTAAACTACGTAGTTGTTGTCGATTCATGCGGTGACGTTGTATTACGTATTCACAGTCTTCAAGATTAGTCGCGGCAGGATCAGGATGAAAGTCCCAAATGGAAACGTGTTCGATGCGAGGGACAGTTTTTTCATAGGGATCGTATACCCGACCCTGTTGTTCGTCGTTCTTCCAATTGTGGACACGTTTGTAAAAGTTAAACGGTCCCTTTATTACTCCTGTACCCAACAGGCAAGATTCAAAAATAGCCTTACGCATTACGTTTACTGCGTTGGTATCAAGAAGCTGGTCGTGGATACATTTTTCCATCTTACGGGCCATTTCTTTAGCTGGCTCGAATTGGGGTTCACCTACTTTAGCTTTTCCGGGAAGGATTGCTTCTCCAAACTCCTTGCCGTAAGAACCTAACTTGTGTGCAGGTCCAGATGCAGCAAGACCCCCCGGCGGTACTTCTCGACCATCACCCTCAAACCCATAAGGGTCAGCTTGTTCTGGTTGAAGATCATCCGCTGGTGTCTTCATGTGAGCAAACTCTTCAATACCTTCCGGCATTGGGGTAGACTCAACAACTAAAGGAAATTTTTTGTTTGCAAATAAGATGTCAACAATTTGTCCGTATGCTGCAAGCACTTTAGTTTTGGTAATCTTGATAAACACCTTTGACTTTTCAGAGTCACGGTATTGTGTAGTTGAATCGTAGATTCCCCTAAAGTTTTTGTACGCCTGAATCCAACGCTGCTCGTAGGCAAATCGTCCGTTTTCAGAGTCTTCAAATTTAGAACGAATGTGTCCTGCCAATCCCGGCATCTGCTCACTAGGAGCAACCAGAGGGATTGACGTATCGTCATCCGGTTCTAGGAAATTGTCAGCCATCTATTTACCTTTAGTTGTTGCCTTGAGGTCTGTCATCAGCCATCTTGAACAAAGATGCTTCTACTGTAGGCTTAGTCTGCTTCTTTGGCATGTCTTCTGTAATCGGACCTGTCTTCACACGAGTTGGGAACTCAAGACCTTCACGATATAGCTTGTTTACACCCGGCTGATCATCAACAGACTCCTTGTCGGAGTTCATTACATATGATGCACCATAGTTGTAGTTATTGTCTGGCATAGGTTTATCTCCCCTATGTTAAGGTTGCATTGTTAAAAAGTTGTCTTCTTCACTTTTTGTAGAGTTAAATAGTTCCGGTTGATCTGCCATTATTCGTTCAATAGGGCGTGCTGAACCGGGATCAGCTACAGGAGAAGCCATAGACTGTCCTGCCGCCACTACGTCGCTAGGGGCTATTGGTAAATACTCTGTGGCCCCCGCTATTGAACCACCCACATCAGATACTGAGTCGGGTAATCCTAATTTTTTGAGTTTTTCAGTAACATTTGCTTTGGTTTCTGTTGCAGCCAGTGTAGCCACCCCGAAACCAATAGGTGGTGCTACAACTTTTATTACAGGTTTAGAGGCTTTAGCTAACTTAAACCAGTCGATTTTGAATCCAGCCTTAGTCATTGCATCTTTGGTATCTTGCTGCAAATCATTTAAAGTCATTGGGCCAGTTTCAGGCTCTGGTATTGCAGGGGCTGGCATCTTTGCTGTTTCAACTGGTGCTTCAAAAAAGGACTCGTATCCCGGCGTTGCTCTGCCAACTCTTTGAGATGGTGGCGGCACGGCATCAGTTACGTTAAATCCTGCTTCAGAAGCTGCCTCTGCAAAATAGGTAGACACAACGTTGGCATTACGTGCATCCGGTCCCTTTGGGTCTAAATCCCCCGGATACTCTTGTGCGTACCCTGTTACTTCTCCTGTAGAACCTTCAGCAGCAGCCTTTAAGCTTCTACCCTGTAGATAGGCAATTCGTTCAAAGGATATACCACTGCGTTGTGCAACTTTAGTATGCAGGTTTCTAAGAAGTGAAGCCCCCCTTTTTCCGGGGACTTCTCCAGATTTACCCTCTGGTGCTAAACTATCAAATGTCTTATTTGTTGCAGAGTCAAATATAAGTCCGGGTATTTTTACCTGCTTAAGAATATTAGTCATATCCGTAGAAGAAACAGGCTTACCGTTTGGCTTTACAAAGAAGTAGCCATCAGATACTTTACCATCCTGAAGTCTAGCCTGAAGAATTGCATCCCCAATGTCATTCAGTGGAACGTTAACTCTACGTCCCTTTGCTCCCTTTGTTTCTGCTGAGATGTAAATAGCGCGGGTATCAGGGTAGTATGAGTTAGTTTTTAATTGTGCTACTGCGTTGGGTCGCAAACCATTCTGCATGTTAAAAAGCACAGCCATAGCTGCAGCTTCTTGTTTTGGGTCTTTTGATATTTCTGCAACTTGCCTAAAAAAGTTTTGCATAGTTGCGGCATCTGTCTTGATAGATACTTCTGATACAGCCTTTGCTGGTTCTTTGATACCAAATATTTTTACATTTTTTGGTGTATCAGGTGTTTCCTCTGGTAGAAATGCTAGTATATTGCTGTTAGCTGGAAGTTCTCTAGCTATACGCAAACCTACTTGACGCAGGGCTTGCATCGACTGTTTCGGATTGTCAACTTCTAAGTCTAAATTTTTAAATGTTTTGGAGAGAGTTGTTTCCCCAGTTTCATCAGGAGTGAATATACTTATGGCTGATCCGGGCTGGTCAGCAACATCGCCCAGATACTTTGCAACCATGTTACCATACGCTTTTGCGCCTACCTTTAGTTTCTGCTCAGTCGCATACAGTTCTGCAACTTCACGGGCGGTAGCTGTTTCAGGATTTAATTTTGCCATGCTTTTTGGATCGTTTGCGGGGGGTTCAACCATATATCCTTGCGCTTGCAAGTCGAGTGTTGTTCCCAGTTTTTTATTTACTTTATCAAAATCTGTTTTATCAATTAGTCCGGGGTACTTTTCTTCTATAACTTGTGACAACGTAAAAGCGTTGTTTTCAGTGTCAGCAAGAGGAGACATATCTTTGATAAGCTCTCTCATATGTGCAAAAGTAAATTTACGAGGTATTTTTCGCCCATTAAATATTTCAATAAGTCGTTTGTTCTCTGTACCTACAGTTTTATACTTTTGCATCTCCTTTAATTCTTGCCCAATTAGATCAGCCATTTGAGAAATTTGACTACGCTGTTCTGGAAACTTAATAGGTTCATCTGCCATGTGTTAGTATCCAAATACTTCGTCTTGAACCTTGTGAACGTGGTTCTTGATTGCGCCTAGTTGTTTGTGTATTGAAGCGTAGCCGCTCATTCGTGTCATCATCATGTATCGTAAAGCGTCGTATGCGTGATCTTCAGCTTTGGTATCTACGTCTTCGCTGTTTGTTTTGGAAAGAGGTATACCAGCCACTTGTTTCACGATGTTCTGGCAAGTCGAAAAGAAACGAACTCGTGGTTCCTTTGTGTATGGATCATCTGCCAGACGACGATGTATCTCCATCTTGCCCTGAATACGATTACGATCAGAAGGAGTCCAACGCACTCCCTGTCTCATCATAACTTCCGCAATAGACGGGCCAAAGCCTGTCTTATTCCAGCAGGAAGAATCGAGTACGGTATAGTGAGGTAACGGGTCAAGTTGTTCTGCTTCTAGTATTCTATCAGCTAATTGCTCTGCTGTCAAGTGTTTTGCGTATAGTTCTCTGTATACCCAAATATTATTGTCCCAGTCGATTGCACCCCAGAGGACACAGGATGGTGCGGAGTACCCGTAGTCTGCTGCTCGTATGCGGGGCCAGTTGGTCGGCAACTCAAACGGTTCGACTACGTGCTTCACTCGTGAGAACTCAGGAAAGGCCGCTCCCTCTGCCACATCCCAATCCCCTTCGAGAAGTCTCTTCCGTTCGACATCTGGGAGCGAACGCAACATAGCCTCGTATTGACCGTCAGCCATGAGGTGGGGATTATCTGTCAACCGCGCTGGAACAAACTTTCGGAAGAAGAGCGGCTGACCTGCCTTTTCGTGACCGCTAGGCCAAACAAACGTTTTACGTGTGTCTATATCAAAAGCAGGGAATGCTTTGTTTTCGGGAGTACCTTCTATGTACATCTTTTTGACCCACCAGCCACCTACGCCTCCGGGGTTGGCTGTGCATCGCATGTACAGGTTTTCTTGAAGTTCAGGATCAGTGGCACGAAGCCTAGAACGCAAATAGTCCCACACATACGGCGTGGGGTACTGGGTAATCTCATCTATGCCTATCCAGTTAAATGCCTGTCCCTGAAATCGGGTAACGTCTTTGTCTCTGTCTAGGTAGGTGAACCAGATGGTTGCACCTGACGGGAAGTGCCACGTTGATTTTGATTCGCGGAACTTTGCTCCGGGAAACGCCTTTGTGTAAAGCTGGCGGGACTTGTCAATTAGTTCTGTTAGTTCGTCAAGGGTGCGCCTGAGAAGAAGACCCCTATGATTGGGGTTATGGCAATACCGTAAGGGATCAGCAAGTAAAGCAAACGATTTACCGCCACCAGCCGCTCCACCGTAAAGAACGTCTCTTTCACCCGCCGAAAGAAACTCCTCTTGAGGTCCCGGATTAGCTTGGAATACAACTTCGGAATCTCCCACAAGATCGGATACGGACGCGGGTAGAACGGAGATATCTCCCATGTCAATGACTGCTGTGTCCGTTCCTTTGATAGCTTTCTCAACTCGTCCAATAGTGCTTTCAAGATCACGGGCTTTCTTTCGTTTTGTCTCAGCCTTCTTTGTGGCTTGTTGTGCTTTCTTCTTTGCGTCGCGTAAACGCTTTTGGGCTGCTCTTCGCGCACGTTCAGCGGTGGATAGATTGTAGGTGCGTTTAATAGGTTTCGGCTGAACCATTTGCTTTTCTACCACGAGATGCTTTTCCACCGTAAGCCATCTTATTACTGCCGTATCTTTCCTTGACAGGCATTTCTCTCAGTACTTGATACCTGTCAAATTCATCGTTAGTAAGTCTGGCTATATCTTCGTTAGCTATTTTAAGTATCTCCCGATCACTACGCATCACGCTAATCCTTGTTTCCTACAGCCTTGCGACCACGAGTTTCTTTCGGTGCAATTCCGGGTTTTGATTTTGGAATACGCATCCCCAACTCTGTGCTGTATCCCTTACTTGCACCGGGGAAGTCTAGGTTGGTTTTGTATTGGTTTGCTTTGGCCCTACGCTTTGCCAT